AATCATTTAGAAATAGTTTTAACTCCATTTCGTCAATAATATCTTCATCATCCATTTCTTCCTCAAATATATATTCGTCAGTTTCTTCTTCATATTGAAAAGTAATATCTTCAAAATCAGTATTTTTACTTTCCAAAAGTAAAAATCCGTAGTCTTCAGCTACGGATAATTCAAATTCACTTTCTCTAATATATTCGTCAGAGTCACCTTTAACTCTAAATGACACTTTAACAGTTTCTGTTTTACTGTTGTAGTAATACTCAACTATTTCTTTAATTATCATCAGATTAGTTTTTTAAACCAATTCAAAGATTCATTAATTTCTTTTATGACTGAATCTTTTTTACTTTTTAATTTAATACTTTCTTCAATTTGTTCTTCAGTGTACATTTCAGTTCCACACTCGTTACACTCACCTTCATTCATACCTGAACCACATTCACATAACTTACCTTCATACATATTTGAACCACACTCATTACATTCATCCTCATACATATTTCCGGTTCCACACTCACACTTTTCACCTTCATACATTTCACCACATCCTTCACACATTTTTTTCATAGGTTTATTAATACCTGTGTTTTTATATTCGGTAACAGTACCCTCAGCATTTACTGTAACTCCATTACTATCTTGTGCTAAATTTTCAACAGTTAATGGAGTCATATTACCTTTTGGTTGCATAGCCTGATAACCGTTATATAATTCTCTATGTCTATCTGTGATTGATTTTTTTTCGTCTTCCGAAATATTCAAAAAATAAGCTTTCATAATTCAATTTTCTTATAAATATGTTGTCAATACCATTTGACAAAAAAAAGTATTATTATTAAATTTAGTCTTATGACACCTGAATTAAAAAAACAACCAGTTTTTAAAGACCATAGAGGTTCTTTCACACCAATTAAATTATCTGACAAATGGGTTCAATCTAACATTAGTATTAACGATGATATTTTTGTTTTCAGAGGATTACATTTACAGAAATACCCAAAATCACAAGCAAAACAAGTAATGGTTATTCAGGGAAAGGTGATTGACTTTTGTGTTTGTGTAGATAAACTAAATCCAAATTTTGGAAAAGTCTTTGAGTACTCTATGGATGAAGGTGATGTCCTATACGTTCCTCATGGGTACGCACACGGTTTTTTAACCCTTCAAAGTGGAACAGTTGTAAATTACTTGGTTGATGAAATGTATTCTCCCGAACATGAATTATCTATTAAATGGGATTCGGTTGAGGAGGTTAGGGAGGCTATCACAAAACTAACTGCCGGTTTTACATTTAAACTTAAAATGAGTGATAAAGATAACGAAGGTATTCATTTTACAGATTTAATATGACAAGAGAAGAAGTTGAAGAACTAGCTGAAGGTGCAATTCTATTAGATGGATTTGATGATTGCATAGTTGGGGTTACCGAATCATTTGGTGGAGGTATAAGATTGCTTTACTCAAGAGATAAGATTTTAGAATCACTTCAAAAAGATATGTCTGAAGAAGATGCAATTGAATATTACTATTACAACATTGTTGGTGGATATTTTGGAGAACAGAATCCTATTTTTCTTATCTAATTATATCTCTGTCGTGTCTCATCCAAAATGAAATAATGTCACCATCTAATCTGTTAAGAAATCTGTTAATATTTTCAACACTTACTTCTTTATTATTATTTTCCAAATAATTAATAACACCATTTACCATTCTTCTTTGTGACTCATCGGACATATCCAATAGTTCATCAAATGCGTCATTGGTTTCTCGATATCTTTGTTCATTTTCAATTCTTGTTTTACCCATCCACAGATATGGTGCCGCTTGGAACATATTAATAATACCAGATTCTCTTAATTTTTCGAGATACTCATAAAAAAAATCCATACTTTCTCCACCAAAATATCCATAGATATCTGATAATTTTTCCATATCACCAAGTTCCATAGACTCGTTAATCATTTCTTTACCAAACTTATCTATAAAATCATCTTCTAACATCCACACATCTTTTTGTTGTTTGGGGTCGTCTTCAAGTATTAATGACAACTGACTACCATTATCCCACTTAACCCTTATTTGAGTCCAATTCCCTACATTTTCCCATGCCGTAACTGTACCAGCATCTCCAAATGAAATTGATGACTCATCTCCCATAATCACACAGACTATTCTATCACCCTTTTTTACTTTTGGACTAATATTAATACCTTGTTCCATATATTTATTAAATATTATGAAAATCTTAATTTCTGAATCTTCAAACAAAATGATACTGACAGAATCGGTATTAAATGATATTAAAGATAAATTAATGTCTGCAAAAGAAGTTGCAATTATGGCAATTAAATCAACTGCGAAACAATTAAATATGGATTTAAAATTCTTATTGACTTGGGGAGCATCGATTGGTGGCTTAATGGGACCTTTATCAGATTACATTAATGGAAATTATCCTGAAATAGATGAAGCATCAGTTTACTCTTTAATAGTTGGAGCGGTCAGTATTGTTTTCTATAATAATGAGATACAAATCAGAAAAGTAATTGAGGATATTAAAGAAAAAGGATTAAGTGATGTTTTTAGTGATGTATTAGAAAAAACAAAAGAACTTAAAAATACTTTATCAGATTTTATTAGCTCGGTAGGAATTACAGTTGGACAAGTTGGTAATATTATATCTTACGCATTTCTAATACCTATTATACCTATGTTAATCAGTTTATCCACCAATAGTGATGCCGATACTTCACTTATTGTGAATAAATTGGTTAAAAGTCTTCTATCGTCAGGAGGAGTCGCATTGAGTGCTAATTTATTAAAAGTAATATTAATTAAGATTGTTGAAAGAATTAAACAAACTCAATTTTAATTTTTAAATCTCCGTCACCTTTAATCGTTCTATGATATATCCCTTCGGGAATAAGATATTTCTTACCTATTTCCATTTTAACAGGTAATTCTTCATCCAATTGTAACATCCATCCATTCCCTTCCAAAACCTCAACAAGTCGGTTTTCTCGGTCTCTATGCCAATGCAGTTCACCTGAATCGACATTTGACTCAAACACTCTAATTTTTGATTTTTCAGTAACTTCGGAATCTTTGTATGGTTTCATATTACCAAAAACCTGGATATGTTTTTCCTCCCCACAAATGACCAAATCTATTTAAACGACACGCCCAATAACCGGCTTTCATTCTGTCGTTTTTCTTGTCACATTGGTGTCTAGATGCAAATGCTTTACGAGCCTTTGGGTTGGATACCTTTGCAGTTAATCCACCTTTAACATCTCCAAAAGAAATTTTCTTAACTCTACCTGTTGATGGATTTTTTACATATACCACATATTTTTTACCACCTCCACTATTTCTTCTCGGTTTTCCAATCTCAACTTTCTTACCGTTATACTCAGCCTCGTTTATAAATTCCTCAGCCATAGGTATATCCAAGTAAACTTCTTTACCACTTGATAATTTGATTTTTTTTCCCAAATCAGACTCAACAATTTCAACCTCTTCTTCGGTTAATTCCATCTCACCTGAAATATATAATCCTCTAACTTCATTAATTAAGTCAAAAAACTTTTGAGAATGTGGTCTAAACACATTTTCCATTAATGACAATTCATTATCTAAATGGTACTGTAAATTTTCAGAAACCATGACATTATTATTAGAATGTTCTAATAATACTTTTTTTAAAATTTTTTCAATTTTCATTTTTTTTCACGAAATAAAAAATATAATCCAAAGAATGATAGAGCAATACCATAGAAAATACTTGTGGTAATCCAATATGAACTCGTAGCATCTAAAATCATCTTGAAAATTATGTCGAATCCTAAAGGGTTGAAAAACATTCCAGCCATCAGACAGAAAGTTGCTATGTTTTTGCGGAATATTTGTCTCCAAGTCATCACTATCCATTTATTTGGGTTTAAATTTTATGAATTTGAAAAAATCAAATTCTTTTTCATAAATATTTTGTGCGAATGAATATTTTATATATATTTGTAGAAATAATTAAAAAGTCAACTAATATGAAAAACTTAATCTTAACTATCACCTTTGTTTTAGTAAGTTTGGTATCATTTTCACAATGTCCAAAAGTTAAGTCTAAAATGGACTCAAGTGTTTACCACACATATATGACTGCATGTACAAATGTTGAATTTTTAAACAGATTGGATATCCCATATGTAAGTATCC